AGGACCCATACAAATTAACTCCAGAGTTAAGAGAACTAGGAGCTAAATTAGAATGGGAATGGGTTAATGAAGTTTGGGAGGGGACTAGAATAGACAGAGATGTCTATATTAATATTCGTCCTATTACTAATCAAAGACATAGCCTGGATAATCCTTCAATTTGCAAACTCCCAATAAATGGACGGAAATACTCAGATATTAACTCACAAAATATCTCATTGGTTAGCCAAGGTATTCCCTATCAATTAAACTACAATATTTATAAATACCGTCTTGAACTGGCCATAGCTAGAAGTAAAGATATTATTGCTCAGTTTGATATTAACATGATCCCTAAGAATTGGGATATGGATAAGTTTATGTACTATGTAGAGGGCACCGGTATTGCATGGGTAGATTACAATAAAGAAGGAGTTCAATTATCTCCTCAACACCAATCAGTACTTGACATGTCTATTAAGACCATCTCTCAGTACTTAACACTTCTTGAGTCAATAATGATTGAGTGGGAAAAACTTAGTGGAGTGACCAGGCAGAGACAAGGAGAAATGGGAGTCCATGAAGGAAAAGCAACAGCTCAGCAAAGCATTGTACAATCTTCGCATATTACTGAAGATTTATTCAGAAAGTTCTCACACTTCGAGCAAAGAGAACTCCAAGGCCTTTTGGATTACTCCAAAGAAGCATGGTTAAATGGTAAAAAAGCTATGTATGTAATGCCTGATGGCTCCATTGATCAGATTGATATCGACCCAATAACTCATATGGAGGCAGAGTACGGAATATTCGTATCAGATGCCGGTAAGGATATTGAAAAGAAACAAAAGCTCGAAGGGTTAGCACAAGCTATGGTTCAGAACGGAGCCAAAATGTCTATGATAGCTGACGTATTTGCATCGGATAGTTTCTCTCAAATTAAAGACAAAATAGTTCAAGCTGAAAAAGCTGCTGAAGAGCTACAAAAAGCTCAAGAGGAGGCTGAACGTCAAATGGAAGAGCAGAAACTTGCAGTTCAACAACAAGCTATTCAACAAGCTGCCTTAGATAAAGAAAAAGACAGACAACTTGAAATTGAAAAAGCTTTAATTTCTGCTGAAGCGTCCGACAAAAATACAAGTGTCACTTTAGAAAAGATGATGAAAGATTTTGAGATTAAAGAAAAAGAACTTGAAATCAAACAAAGAGAATTAGATATAAAGGCTAGTCAGAATCAGTCATGACAAACGACGAAAGAAGACAAATTTTAAATAGAGCTAAACAGCTCGGTTATCCAGGGAGTATACTTGATGTCTTTCAAGCTTATTCTCAAGGGGTAGATGTGTTGTCTGATTTCGAAAGAGAGCAAAGAGCTCAACAAATACAAGCTCGACAAGTACAACAACCAATTGTTGCTCAAACTCCTGAAGAACAAAGTCAAGGGTTAATTCCATTTCATCAAGCTGGGCAGACTGATCAATCTATGGTCTTCCCTAATGTTAAACCTGGCCAACCCTTTACAACACAAGGATTAACTGCTCCAATTGATATGACTAAGGTTGATAATCAAGGGAATGTAGTAGAATCTTACAAAGCAGTTCAGCCAGGGATAGCTAATATTCCAACAGGTCCGTATGAAGGGACTATGATTGAAACTCCTGCTAAGTCTTATTTAAAGGGAGGGTTTAGTAAAAAGTATCAAATAGCTGGTGTTAAAGATGAAAAAGATGGACCTAGAATTGAAAATTTACCTACTCAAGATTCTCCAACTACGCTGCCTCCAAATCTTTCACCTGATTTAGAGACGGTTAACGAAAAGTTGAGAATATATGATAGAATAAAAGAAATACAATCTGAAGCAGCAACAAACCCAATAAAAGCTTATTCATTATATAAAGAAGCTGGAGAGTTAATACAATATTTTAAAACTAAATATCCTGATGATGATAAAACTCTTGCTACAATAGATCTAAATTCAAAATTTGTAGCAAGACAACTTATGGAAGCTCCTATCAAAGTCTCAAAGTCAGTAAGGGCTATAGATACTAGTAATGATTTAGAACAATACTCAAAAGACTATTCTAAAGCTAAAAAAACTGAAAATGAAACTATTCAAAATTTAAGAGGTGTAAAAGATAAAAATACTCTACTTCCAGCTCAAGATATAAAAGCAAAAACTAAAGAATATGGGACTTATTTAAAGGGAGGATTGAAAGCAAAAGTGGGATATAATAAACTTGGGTATAAAAAATAATTTTACAATTTTAGATAACTATTAATCAAATACATTTGTATTATGGCAAAGCAAACAAACGACAAATTAGATTTCTCTGACATCACATTTGATGATTTTGTTGGAGATGGACTTGATGTCAAAACAGATGACATTAAGGATGATAAAAACAATAAGGATGATCTTGACGATCTTGATGATACTAAAGATGATAATCTAGGGGATGATCAAGATGATAACAATGATGATTCTGATGATAGTTCAGATGATGACTCTAATGATGATTCAAATGATGATGATTCTGACGACGACTCTGACCAATCTGATAATGATGGAGAAGACTCCTTATTTGGGAATATTGCAAAGGCAATAGGTATTGAACTTGAGAATGAGTACGAAGATTCTGAAGAAGGTTTAATTGAGTTTACTAAAGACGTAGCTCAAAACTTAGCTGAAGAACAACTTGAAGCTTTATTTGCTCAGTTCCCACTAGTTCAAAAACACCTTGATTTTGTAATGGCCGGTGGAGATCCGGAAAAGTTCTTTGAAACGTATAACCCTCAAGCTGACTACAGCAAAGTTGAGATTGAAGAAGATGATTCTCGTACTCAGAAAGCTGTATTGACAGAGTTCTTTAAGACTAAAGGTCATGATGAATCTTTTATTAAAGAAATGATTGAGGATTATGAGGATTCTGGTAAGCTATATGCAAAAGCAACCGCTGCTAAAACTCAACTTGCTAAAATTCAAGAAACTGAAAGAGGTCAATTAGTTGAACGTCAAAAACAAGAAAGGCAGCAGCAAATCCAAACTCAAAATAAATTTTGGGAAGGAGTTGCAGAAACAATTGAGAAAGGAAAAGAATTTGCTGGTATCAGAATCCCAGAAAAAGAAAAATCAAAGTTTTTCGATTATATATCTCAACCAGTAGATAAAAGTGGAAAAACTAAAAGAGATGATGATTATGCTAAAGCTGATTTGGAAGTTAAACTAGCAATTGACTATTTAATGTTCAAAGGCTTTAAGCTACAAGATATTATTCAAACAAAAGCTCGCACTACAGCAGCTGAAGGTTTGAGAGATAAGATTAAGAAGTCAGAAGCAAATAGACTTAAAGGTGGATCAGGTAAATTTGATAAAACCAAAAAGTTTGATGTTGATGATTTAGATATGAAGACAATGTTTGGAAAATAATTCAGACAGATTAACTTTTAAATTTAAGTAACAATGGCACTAATGCAAGTATTAAGAACGTACTATAATGACTCGCAAATGACCGACACTAACTCGTTGGTTAATGCTCTTATGGAACGTCCCGAGGAGTTGTCTCCTATTATTACTCATTTGGCCGGTCGTGAGGAAAAGAAATTCCCACTTTCTTTCTTGACTGAAGGTGTAGGTAATACTAAATCTATCGACCGTTTCGAGTATGAGTATCGTGTAAAAACTCACGAAATTAACGTTCGTCCAGTAATCGCTAGCTCAGGTAATGGAGCAGGTGGAGCACCTTTCGCTTTGACCTTCCCTGATAAGTGGTTCATTTTCCCTTATACTCTTGTTTCTCAGAGTGGTAAGTTGGCCCGTATTATGACTGAACCTGTTCCTGACGGATCCGGTTGGAAGTACACTTTGAAAATTGTTTCTCCAGATGTTGCTTCTATTCCTGCAGCTGACTTGGCTGATGGAGCACTTTGGGGTCAATTGTATGCTAACGTAGGTGTAGATTTCTCTCGTGGAAATGCATCTAACTGGACTGCTCCTGGTCTCGTTCGTTCTAAAATTGGTACTATTCGTAAGTCTTACCACTTCTCTGGTAATGCTAAAGATTATGTAGCTCAGTTTGAACTTCCTTTGAAAGAAGGTTCTAAGACTAAGCTATGGATGGACTACGAAGAGTATCGTCATATGATTAAGTTCAAAGAAGAGTGTGAAATGTACTACTGGTATGGTCAGAAGACCCACGATGCTACTGGTACAACCACTATGCTTGATGAAAATGGTCAGCCAGTTATCTCTGGTCCTGGTCTTTTCGAACAGATCATCAACAAAGATACTTATGCAACTCTTACTCAGAATAAGATTGAAGAAGTTATTGGTGATTTGTTCTATGGAATGACTGATGCTACTGATAAGCAAGTTACTCTTTACACTGGTATCGGAGGAGCTCGTGAGTTTGACCGTGCATTGAAAGCATACTATGGTTCCAATACATTCCTTCAAACTTCACAGCCTTACTTCATTACTGGCTCTGGTCGTAACTTGGGTATTACTGGTTACTTCACTAGCTATGAGCACGTAGATGGTCACAGAGTTAACGTAGTTAAAGTTCCTTTGTTTGACCACGGACCTGTAGCTCAAGCTTCTGTTAAGCACCCAGTATCTGGTCTTCCACTTGAATCATACCGTATGGTGTTCGTTGACCAATCTACTTATGATGGTGAGAACAACCTACAAATGATCAACAAGAAAGGTCGTGAAATGCTTCGTTGGTGTGTTGCCGGTTCAGTAATTCCAAAAGGATTCACTGGTAATGACACTCGTGCAAGTGATATTGACGGTGCTTCTGTTCACATGCTTAAGACTGCTGGTATCTTGCTTCGTCGTTTCGATACAAGCTTGGATCTTCAGTGTGTTGCATCGTAATTTGTGTGTTTGGTTTGCAATAAAAGGGGGGAGAGTAAAATCTCCCTCCCTTTTACTTAAGATATAAAAAGTATAAAAGTAAAGTCACTAATTAAAAACTTGGTTATTCTTTCCCAAGGACTGAAAAAAGAACTTATATGGAAAAGTCTA